CTTAACTAAAATACCATATAATAGTATTCTATGATAGGAGTATTTCTTTGTTTAAAAAAGCTGCGGTCTTTACAGACATACACTTTGGATTAAAAGGCAATTCACGTGTTCACAACCAAGATTGTGAGGATTATGTGGATTGGTTTATCCAAACGGCCAAGGAACATGGGTGCGAGACTGCCTTGTTTACTGGTGATTGGAACCATAATCGCAATAGTTTAAATTTAACTACTATGGATGCTGGGCTTCGGTGTCTTGAGAAGATAGGTGCAGCATTTGATAAGTTTTATATGTTTGCAGGTAACCACGATTTGTATTATAAAGATAAACGTGATGTAAAGTCAACTGAGTTTGCTCGACATATTCCTGGTGTTACTGTAATTGAAGACATACTTGTCGAGGATGATGTTGCATTGGTACCGTGGTTAGTAGGCGATGAGTGGAAAAAGATGAAAGACATCCAAGCAAAATACTTGTTTGGACACTTTGAACTGCCTAGCTTCTATATGAATGCAATGGTACAGATGCCCGATCACGGAGAACTAAAGAGCGAGCATTTTGTAAATCAAGAGTATGTGTTTAGCGGACACTTCCACAAACGTCAAAAACAAGGTAAGGTGCATTACATTGGTAATGCATTCCCCCATAACTATGCCGATGCATGGGACGACGATCGCGGTATGATGATACTTGATAAAGAGAATGATGCAGAACCTGAATACATTAATTGGGTCGATTGCCCTAAGTACCGCACTATTAAGCTATCGCAACTGATTGATGAGAAAGATACACTTCTCAAAAGCAGAATGTACCTAAGAGTTACACTTGATTTACCTGTAAGCTACGAAGAAGCAAGTTTTATCAAAGAAACATTTATAAACGATTACGATTGTAGAGAGATTACACTAATTCCTCACAAACAACTTGAAGAAATTAACACCGAACTTGATATTGCACAGTTTGAAAGTGTAGATCAAATTGTTTCAAACGAAATACTAGCAATTGACAGTGATAACTTTGACAAAGCAATGCTACTAGATATCTATAACGGATTAGAATGATAAAAATTAAAGACTTAACAGTAAAGAACTTCATGAGTGTGGGTAATGTTACCCAAGCAGTTGACTTTGACGAAGAGCAACTAACCCTTGTGTTAGGCGAGAACTTGGATCAAGGCGGTGACGATACTGGATCACGCAATGGCACTGGTAAAACCACTATCATTAATGCACTATCCTATGCATTATATGGACAGGCTCTTACAAATATCAAACGCAACAACCTTATTAACAAAACTAACTCAAAAGGTATGCTTGTTACTCTTAACTTTGAGAAAGCTGGAAATCAATATCGTATTGAACGTGGTAGATCGCCAAACATACTCAAGTTTTATGTCAACGAAAACGAACAAATTGATGAATTAGCTGATAACAGCCAAGGCGATAGTCGTAAAACACAGGAATCAATTAAAGACCTGCTAGACATGAGTCACGATATGTTTAAACATATTGTTGCGCTCAATACCTACACCGAACCTTTCCTTAGTATGCGGACAAATGACCAAAGAGCTATTATTGAACAGCTTCTTGGTATTACGATACTAAGTGAAAAGGCATCATTACTCAAAGACTCGGTCAGACTTACTAAAGATACCATTACCGAAGAAACTTTAAAGATTGAAGCTATACAAAAAGCAAACGAAGGTATCCAAAGTACTATTACTAACCTTGAAAAAACACAAAGAGCCTGGAAAGCCAAGCAACGTACCGATATTGACAAGCTAACAAGTGCAATTGAACAACTTGAAAAGTTAGATATCGATAAAGAATTAGATTCACACGACAAATTAGCAAACTGGACCAAGCATAACAATGCTATTTCGTCACTAAAGAAAGAATTAGCTACATTAGAACCTGCATTGGTACGTGCTGATAAGAGTGTTAGCAAATTAAACAAGGATATTGTTGAATTAAAGGATGCAACGTGCTATACTTGCGGACAAGAGCTTCATGCAGACAAAAAAGCTGAAATTGAGTCAAAGAAAGCAAAAGAACTTGAAGATGCAATAGCGTATCAAAAAGAAATTACTCGAAAAGTAACAGATGTTACTGTTGAACTAGATACAATTGGTGATATTAACGGTAAGCCTACTACATTCTACGAAGCTGCTAAAGAAGCATACGAACATAGAAACAACGTAGATAACTTAAAGCAAACACTGCTAAGTAAAGAGCAAGAGGCAGACCCATATCAGGCACAAATTAACGATTTAACAAACACAGCACTACAAGATATCAACTGGTCAACAGTTAACGAACTTACTAATGTAAAAGAACACCAAGACTTCTTGCTAAAGCTATTAACCAACAAAGATAGCTTCATTAGAAAGAAAATTATTGATCAGAACCTAGCATATCTTAACAATAGGCTAACATATTACTTAGATAAACTTGGTTTACCACATCAAGTGGTATTCTTAAACGACTTAGCAGTTGAAATTACACAGCTAGGACAAGATCTTGACTTTGATAACCTGTCACGTGGCGAACGTAATAGGTTAATTCTTGGTCTTTCGTTTGCATTCCGTGATGTTTGGGAGAGTTTGTATCAAAGTATTAACTTACTGTTCATTGATGAGCTTATTGATAGCGGAATGGACACAGCAGGCGTAGAAAACAGTATAGGCGTACTTAAAAAGATGACTAGAGAGCGTAATAAGAATATTTTCCTTATCTCACATAAGGATGAACTAGTTGGCAGGGTCAACAATGTTCTAAGAGTGGTAAAGGAAAATGGGTTCACTAGTTATGCAACAGACATTGACATTGTAGAATGAGCGAATTAGACACACATGACAAAATAGTGTTAGCAGTACTTGAATATTTTGAACTAAACGAAATATTCAACCACAGGCCTGCAGAACTAAAGCGTAGGAAGGTACGTAAAAAGCTATCTGCACTACGTGATTTATGTACTGTAAGACGAGAAGAAATACTACAAGAGCATGTTAGGCATGTAAAAGACGGCAGAGCAAAAAATAATCCAAAAAAGGCACGTGAGGCACTGAAGAAGAAGTAACTACAGTATGAATTGGACATACAAAGGTGAAGAAATAACTGAAATACCAGATGAGTACGAAGGATTTGTTTATCTTATTACCAATTTAACTAACAATCAAAAATACATAGGCAAAAAACTAGCAAAGTTTAAAACTACCAAGCCACCACTTAAAGGCAAAAAGAATAAACGTAGAGGCTACAAAGAAAGTGACTGGAAAACCTATTGGGGATCCAGTGATAGGCTTAATGCAGACGTAGCCGCACTAGGCGAAGACAAGTTTACAAGAGAAATACTATACCTATGTAAAGGTAGGGGCGAAATGTCCTACATAGAGGCACGAGAGCAGTTTGACAGGCGAGTACTTGAAACAGATGATTACTACAACGGTATCATTAATGTTAGAGTGGGCGGATCAGACAAACTAAAACAGGCATTGCTAGAACATCACATACAGGCAAAACATTCCAACACATAAGGTTGGCGGGCCAGAATAAAAATACCGCTGTGGAAAAAGCTCTCGTATAGAAGCACACGTACATATTGATTGACACACCAGAGTGTGGAAGCCACCAAACAAATTGGGCTCACTAGTTGATATAGATTGCATGTTGGCAGTCAAAAAACACAAACACAGTACATAAAAACTCTTTAGCAATAGGAACGAAGCAAGAGGTAGCGTAAGCGATGTCGACGTAGGTTGGGAAAGGTCAGAGCCCATTGTACTTTGTGTATAAACAATTACCTACTTCCAAGTTCTCGGCTGGATAAGACTCACATGAAGTTTTTTTTGAGAAAGATGGGACCGTAACAGGTTCCGTCTGACTGAAACGATCTACATGAAACTTAAACATATCACTTACGTGATATGCTATTATAAATATTATAAATAATAAAAATGTGTAGAGCGATAGCGATACACAGATGAACGTTAGTTCATCTTGATAATTGAAAGTTATTATGTCATCACCTTTGCTAAGAGCTCTTGTTAAAAAATCAAATGATCTACATAGTTGTTGGAAAACTGGAAACAGTGGACAGTGTCAAAAGTGTGAGCGTAATCAAGATAATAGTGATGGTTATCAGTTAACAGACTTTGACCATGAAGACTTAAAACTACTTGAAGAGATGATTGTAGATTATGAATATAATCAAATATCTCACCCAAAAAAAGTTACTGCTATCTACAACGGAGAATTTACACTTCCGGTTGGAGCAAAATCGTCTGATACAACTCGACAACCAAGAATTGTTTGGGTGCTAGATCGAACTATTGGTAATGCAATTATATCTGGCAAAGTTATACAGGCAGCAAACACTTTAGGATGGGCAAGCACTTGTGAATCAAAAGATGATAAAATATTAATTGGTCTTGGATTTCGCGATAGAGGCGGTTCAGAAGCCTATGACGAAGCATTTGTCAAACAGATATACAAGTAATTGTATAAATAATAGTAACACAAACAAGGATGTACTACGATGAACGTATTTCAAATTATTGCTGAAGATCAAGAACTAGATGAAGTGATTCCATTTACTAAAAAAGCTAAGATGATGAAAAAAGCTGGTAAAGCAGCCAAAGGTGCTACCAAAGACGAAGCACGTCAGCTAGAAGTTGAACTACTTACATATTTAAAAACATCTGGACAGACAGCAACAGCTGATGCTGTTTTGAAATACTTTGATCAAAAAGGTTATGGCAATGTTGCAGCGCCAATTATTGCTAATCTAAAAACCAAAGGAAATAAAAAAGCTGATCGTCAAACAGCAAAAG